TGAAGTATTAGACCCGCACCTTGGCAATCTCAGGACTGTAACGAGTGGCAGCGTCAGTGTGTCTTACACAGGCGAACAGGTGGCGCGTAGTCAAGACACATTTGCTATCCAAAGCTTGTCACCACTAGAAACAGAAATTTCTGGTGTTGATACAGCCGGAATGACTGTCGGCAAGGGTTATCAAGCTGGGACGTATAACGTAATCCTCGATGCCACGACTGGTTCTGGCCGAAACGCGCAAGCAACAATTGTGGTGACAGTGCCAATAGTGGGAGGGGTGCCTGATCCTGCTGGCGGCAGCATCACGAGTTTTACTCTCACAGACGGCGGCAGCTTGTTTCAAGTTGGTAACACGCTACAAATTCGTGATCCACTTAGTGTGCTTGGGCTGATAAACCCAGCGGTTCCGATCACTACAGTATTCCAAATCAATGTTTCAAGCGTCATCAAAAAAGACCTAGGTACAGGTTTTGATGATGGTGACTTTTACGCAGATGCTTGGGCACGTTTAGCTGAAAGTTTTATCTACAACGAAATCAGTGCAAGTACCAGCCAACCCGAACATCAGGTTGTTTATATCAATACGATTACTGCCAATACAAGCACACCGAATTATGAAAACATGGCAATTGTTGGCATGAATATTCGCAGTAGTAAAGAGATTAAAACATTGAATCAATTTAGCGTTTATGTAAACAGTGGTATTAATGCCACGTCAAGTTTCCCCGAAGTGCTGCTTGACCTGTTGACAAATGATAGGTACGGGACCGGGCAGGTTTTAAGTTCTGCTCAAGTTGATCAGGCTAGTTTTGCCGCTGCGTCCACATTTACTTACAACCGCCGATATTTCTTTGATGGCGCGGTCAGTGACAAGATCAATATCAGGTCATGGGGAGCGCAGACAGCTGCGAACTATTTACTTGACCTTGTGATCCGCAATGGTAAGTTTGCGCTGGAGCCTGTAGCCAGCTTCGATGCACCCGAGCCTATTACGCAGTTGTTTACAAGTGGCAATATTCTCGAAGATTCATTTTCACTTTCATTTTCTGACGATCAGGAACGGATACCGCCAAGGATTTCTGTTATCTGGCGTGAAGAGCGCGAGACAAGCGGCACTGTCAGCAAGGGTCTCTTCCCAGTTTCGCGGGAGGTGACAGTAAGGGAAAGCAGCACACCTGAAGATGCGCCAGTTGAAAAAATTGACATGAGTGACTACTGCACCAGTCAGCGCCACGCAATCGACCGCGCCAAATGGGAATGCTTAACGCGGCGGCTTGTCACCCACAGCGTGAGTTTTAAAACCACGCCTACAGAAGCAGCATTAAATATTGGAGCGGTTTTCAAGTTAGGCATGGAAACAATCAGCTACAACCAACCACAAAACGGAGCAATTGCAGCTGATGGAGCAGTCACGTCATGGCCTGAAATGGCAGATGGCACTTATGACGTATTGCTTTGGGACGGGAAAGACAATGTAATCAAGGAGGCATCGCTGACAATTGCTGGCGGAAAGTGCAGCCAGAGTCCTGCCGTTTTCTGTTTAAAAAATTCAATCAGCAATGTTCAAAGCTATAAGGCTCAGTCCCTGTCATTTGACGAAGACGGTAACATAGATGTTGTAGCGACTTACTACCCAACTGCTGACAGCGGTTACTCGCAAATGGTGGTCGAATTTGACGACAGCAACTTTGTAATTGAGGGGACGTAAGTATGGCCAGCTTTCCAGCAGTAAGCCCGACACGGCGCAGTTTCACGCCTGGTGAGTACCAAACCAAGCGTTTTGACAGTATAAGCGGCGCAGGTACAACCCGGCTGTATGGCAGCAAGGCGTCAAATGCAACTCTAAATCTTGAGTTTTTGCTTGACGATACTAAGACTGCAGCAGTCCTTCAAAGCTGGCACGACAGTTTGGGCGGAGCAAAAATTTTGACGTTACCGGCGACAGTATTTGAAGGCATGCACGGCCCAGAAAATCAAATACCAAGCTATTTGAATTGGAGATGGGCAGAGACGCCAAACGTTGAGTCTTTAGTGCCTGGTCGATCTAGAATACGGGTAACGTTGGTAGCAACTCTGGACGGCTGATGGGAGTCTTAACAGGAAGCGATGGGCAATTAAGGTTTAACGGCAGTGCTGTAGGTAAGTGCCGAGAGTGGACTCTTAACGTTTCAAAAGACGCTTTAGAGGATACATCAATCGGCAGCTACGACAAAACTTATGTTGAAGGCATGAGGGGTACAACTGGATCGGCCACTGTTTTGTATGACCCAAGCAACCGAACTGCGGCTTCATTGCTTAATTCTATTTTCAGCAATGAGCAATCAAATTCTCAAGTAGATTTTGTGCTTCGCCGTCAGGACGGCACAAGTCTTAATTGTTATGCCTTTGTAACTAGCATCAGCCCAAGTGTTGCGGTTGGTGCAGTCCAAGCAGTATCCGTAAGCTTCCAAGTAAACGGGAAGCCTGTAGGGAATTTCTAATGGCTGTACTTGGTATAGGTGGGAAATTGCTCTTAAAGCGAGCAGCGCCAGAACCATTCCTTATTGCGGACTCGACTCTAGATGCCGGTAATAATCTTTACACTGCTTGGCAAACAGGCTATTGGAACGGAGATCATGTAAGCGTTGATTGCTTGCCAACATCGACTGGCCCTTTTCCTCCAAGAGTTAGCGGATACGGAAGTTATTTAGGGAGCAAGTGGTTTCTAGGGCCAAACAGATCGCAAATAAGCAGCAATGCAGACAACTTTTACAAAACTGCTGCAGAAGCTTATCCAGACGGTGATCTAGGAGATGCTTCACAATTCTATTCACGAGAAGGTGACACTTCTGGCGGCGATGTTATTCCGTCTTGCGGTTTTGATGACTACTACATACACATCGATAGCCTAGGCCGCGTAAGTTTTTATCTTGATCGATGTGCCGCTCTTCTAGGGTCTCTAACGAATCGAATCAACCTGTTCTCTGTTGCCGGAACACTTACCGTCTCTCCTTACGGGACTGCTGACTATCTAAACGCTATTTGGGATTGCGTTACGAACGCTGGCGATTTTAGTTTTAGCGATGCTCAAGACACTGTAACCCTGATAAGCATTTGCGCCGATGCGCCTAGTTATCGAATACCCGAAGGGAATCCAAACGACGAAACTTTTTCTTATAACAATGCAGATCTATTGCCAAGAGGGCCGGAAGGACAAGTGGCGCCGTATTGGCAACAGCTTTGCGATATTGCTCAATGGTCGCTTGAGTTAAATGCTCCAAGCGTAGAAACCACATCAGTATCAGAAAAATTTGGCAACGCAGTTAAGTCTTTGGTTACAGGTGGCGGTTCTGCTGAGTTTCTTATCGACCGCAAATGCTACGCCAATGAAAAAGACAACGGGCTTGCGCTGATGCAGCTTCTTATGATGACGGAAAAAGGATGCGAAGCCACCGCACAGTTCTGGATGGTTGATCGGGAAGGAAGCCCGGACGCCAGTCTTGGGGCGCTCCAAGGCGGCTTATATTACGAGGCAAATATTTTGGTCACTGCAAGCGCCGTGAATTTACGTCCAACGGAAATCGTTGCGGGGACGGTGCAGTTTGTGACGACAGAAGACATTAAACTATTGGTATCATCATGATTTCAAGAACGTGACTGAAATAAATCGCGCTGGCCAGACTGGCTCTCTAGGGCATATTGACACGACCCAGGCAGGCTTCCGGGGTCAGGTTGATGCGGTTGCAGATGAGCTAAGGCAGCTGGCGGGCAATGCAGATCTTCCATCGGATCCGCTGTCTGCCCCTTATGTTCTGTATGTAAATGGATACACCGGGCAGGACACCTTCGTCGGTGGTGCGTACCAAGCGACTGAAGTTGAAATCGAGCGGCGTATAAGCCTACAAAAACTTGAGTGCGGATATTCCGAAGCCCGTCCATTTAAAACCATCAACCGCGCTGCAATTGAAGCAGCCATTATTACCAGCCGCGACTGGTTCACGACACAACGCCAAAAAGACCGCGCCCTAGTTTCAATTGTTGTAGCGCCAGGTGAATATATTGTCCTGAACGACGATGGCCAAGTATTTAGCCCTGCCGACTTCCCAGCACGAAGCAGTTCTTATGAACCAACTGATGCAGATCTAATTAGCTTTAACGATCCATCAGGCGGGGTAGTGCTGCCCAGAGGGTGCAGTGTCGTCAGCCTGGATCTTCGCAAAACACTATTGCGTCCCAATGCTGTACCGGCACCTGCTGATGAAGCAGCGGATTACAGCAACCGAAGAACAATTTTTAAAGTCAGTGGAACGGGTTACTACTACGGCTTTACGTTCAAGGATAAATTAAACGCCAGCCAAAGTCACCATTTGCTGCACGCCTTTGAATTTTGCAGTCAAGCCGAACTTGATTTGTTCTATCAAAAAATTCTGGCAAGTTTTGCAGCTGCTGACCTATCTGCAAGCAATACAGTTTCAAGCGAAACAGAGTATCAAATTGTTGGACCGTTACCCCCTACACCCACGTCAGCTTCAGACACCGTAGGTTCCGCAAGCCCATATATCTACAACACAAGTGTTCGCTCAGTGTGGGGTATGGGCGGTGTTTTTGCGAATGGGAACAAGCCAGAAGGCTTCCGCAGCATGGTGATTGCCCAGTTCACATCTGTGGCCCTTCAGCAAGACATGAGCTGCTGGCAGCTTTATTCCAGTGGAACATGGGGAGCAGTTGCTGATTACACGACATATATCAACGCCAGTCCAGACAACATCAGGATGAACCCTGATCGGCGTTCATTCCATATAAGAGCAATTAACAATGCTGTTATCCAAGAAGTAAGTGTTTTTGCAATTGGGCAAGGTGTTCACCATTGGACTCAATCTGGTGGTGAACTTACGATCACTAATAGCAACTCTAATTTCGGAGGTTGTGCAGCTTTATCTGAGGATTACAGAACATACGCATTTAACAACGACCAGGACTGGACGACAAGTCGTTTGCGTGTTGCAGGTAACCTTGCAGAAAAAAGAGGAAACGTAGTTAAAATTTATGTTGGTGATGTTGCTGACGGTCAAACCGATGCTGCAATACAAAGCCAAGATTGGTTCAACTTGGGCGAATCTTTAGAGGAAAGTGTTGTAACACCTGGCGAACCCCGTATTTTACGAGAACGGGATTATACGTTCCGCCAAGGGTCTTGGCTATGGATTGAAAATCCTATAGGCGCTGATTACAGAGTACAGCTGCCTGCTAACACTTGGGACGTAACTGATCCTGATAAATTAAATTTCTTGGGAACAGTAGAAAACGAAGACGGCATTCAGCCTGGTCAGGCCATTTTGGCACCTTCGGGAGTACCAACAGGTCAATATTATCCATCACTTGCAGGCCGTCGAGTTTACATTCGTCGTTTGCGGGATAACCGTTCCAGCGAGGCAAAACGCTTCAGTGTAGTTCTGAACAACACAAACAATCAGTGCCGGTTGCCTGTCCGTGATTATGTAGCACAAACGCCAACATCAGGTATTCCAAATACTGAAATACTTACAGTTTTGCAAGTTGGCGGAGAACCAGCAAGTGACGCCGGAGTAAAGAGAACCGCAAGTGTTGTACTACGCCGTCAGAATCCTGCGGCACCGTGGACTTCTGGCCGGTATTACCGTCCTGGTGACAATGCTACGGCAAACGGAAAGCATTATATGTGCGTCAAGGAAACAACTGATACCTCATTCTTAGACACCGAATGGGAAGAATCATTTGTCCACATGGAAGAAGCTTATAACAACGAAGATTTCCTGCCTAATGCACAGCCAGAAATTGCTTTTGACAATGACACTGATGGCAGTGGAACATCCGTAACTTGTGGCTATGACCTAGCGACTGTATGGAGCACTGACCCGCTTGTCATTAACCAATACCGCACAGCCACTGATTACTTAGGGATACATTCGTTTCTTGTGAGCATAGGTTTTAGTGCTAGCGATGCACACACAATTCTGCTGCCAAGAGCATTTGACGACCGCGACCGGAACCCTGGAACGCAGCTAGATGGTATTGCCCCACCAAGCGGAGCTGCTACTACTTGGGCAAACTGGCCACTTGAGTTCCGTCGCCCCAGCATTATTAGGCTGTTTGGCCATGCCTGGGAATGGGCCGGATACCTGAACTACACAAAGGCAATGCCTCAGTATCAGCAAGAGCTGGGCAACATCAACCGCTTTACCTATTACTTCACCCATCAAAACGGCGGACGAGTATACGCATCAGGATTTAACCAAGAGGGATTCCTCGTCAATAACCGAGGCTTAGAAGATCTAGCAACTGGATCAGTTTTAAGTGTTGATCAGCTAGGAAGTGATGAGTACACAATTGATTTTCCTACTTACTACGAAAATCTTTCTGTTGACAGCCTGTCTGTTAATTCTCAACTAAATCTGACAAGTTCTGAAATCGTTGGCAGGCCCACTTGGCAAGAGAGCGGTTCTAAACCCTATTTAGCCTCTGTTGACAAAATCAGCATGGGACCGTTCGGTGGACCGTTACCTGAATTACCACTATCCACCCAAACACAAGAAGGTGTAATCCGACTAGCAACTGAGCAGGAAGCGCAGGCATTTGTACGCGATGACCTAGCAATTAGTCCCGCCACGTTGATTGAAGCCCTAGGCGATGCAGTCAAGAGTGTGGTTAATGCTCGCATTAGCTTGAGTAGCACAAGTGCTGTCCCTGACGGCAATCAAAGCGGCAGCACACTTTACCTGCATCCATATAACGGCAACGAAATTGCTCTTTACAGCTCAATTACTCAACGCTGGGGTGTGCGTCGATTTGGCGGTGTTAAGTCGTTCTCACTGTCTGGGGCAGGATCAGCTAATACAAACTACGACGTTTACATCAGGGACACCGATCCAACAAACCCGACCACTCCAACAATGGCAGCAAGTTTTGTTGCTTGGGGCGGTGATCGCACACCACCGGCAAGAGATACTCAAGACGGTATTTTGGTTAGGAGCGGCGACCCAACACAGAGACTGCTGGGGGTAATTCGCACTACAACAGCAGGTAATAGCATTGTGGACCTTGGCGGAACCATTAACGGTTCAGGTTCAGCGAACTATCCAAAGATGTATCTTTCCAATCTTTACAACCTGTATGACGTAAGCAGCCGCTACTTCTTCGGCAATAGCTGGAACGTTCCAAGTGGAGGTTGGGCCCCTGTACCTTCTAGCGTTTACCCCACAACTGTGCGATGTGCCTTTGTCCAGGCAAGCCAAACGCTAGTGACGGCATTCTTAGATATTTATTCCAACGACGCTACCCTCGCCAGTGTTATCTATGTAGCACCAGGAATTAACACTACCGGTGGTCCACCTGCTGACGCTTTCTATGGAGAGGTCCAATACAGTAACTCGACTGCTGGCAGCCAGTGGGCTAGGAGCCTATCTCCTGGTATGAATGAGATCTATTATTTATACAAGCACCTCAGCACAAGCTCAAACAGCGTTAATGAGCACGCAGCCCACGGCATGATTGTTGTAACTAAAGCCTGAACATAGTTTTGGCTATAATTAGGACACGGCGAATGTCCGTGTCCTTTTGACTGAATAGTCATGGCAGTACAGCTAATCCTAAAAAATAGCTCTGTCGAGGACAGGCGTCCGACTGCTGCCCAGCTTACAATTGGCGAGCTTGCACTTAACTACAACGAAGAAGGCGCATTCCTTTCTTGCAAAGACTCAGCGGGCAATATTCAGCAGGTTGGTGGCGTCAAGATTGCCGAGGCTGCTCCATCAGCACCAGTAGAGCAAACGCTATGGTTCCAGCCGAGCACACAAGAATTAAGGATTTATAACGGCAGCAGCTGGGCAGGTGTTTCCGCTGCAATCTTACCGGATTCTATTGTCAATGCTGACATTAACTCTGCTGCAGGGATAGCTGTTAGCAAGCTTGGTTTTGGCTCTGCTCGTCAACTACTGCAAACTGCAGCCAGCGGTATAGATGTTGAATTTGCAAGCGATATTGATGTCCCTGGAACGCTTGACGTAACAAATGCAGCAACGTTTGACAATAACGTAACGATCCAAGGTGATCTTGTCGTTCACGGTACGACTACAACGATTGACAGCACCACTCTTTTAGTTAAAGACAAAAATATTGAGATGGGAGTCGTTGCAACTCCCACAGACACAACTGCTGATGGCGGTGGCATCACGCTAAAAGGAACCACTGATAAAACTATCAATTGGATCGATTCAACTAATGCTTGGACGTTTAGCGAGCATGTAAATATTGTTAGCGCAAAAGAGTACCGGATTGCTGGAACAAAAGTTTTAGACGCAACAAGTCTTGGCAGTGCTGTTGTTAGTTCTAGCTTGACCAGCGTTGGAACAATTGGGACTGGTGTTTGGAACGGTACTGCGATTGCAACGGCTTACATTGCAGACAGTGCAGTCACTAGCGTTAAGATTGCTGACGGCGCAATTAGTAGTGTCAAGATTGCAGACAGTGCAGTCACTAGCGCCAAGATTGCTGACGGCGCAATTGTTAATGCAGATGTAAACGCATCAGCGGCTATTGCCGACACAAAACTAAGCACTATTTCGACAGCTGGAAAAGTTAGCAACAGTGCAACTACTGCGACAGCTATAAACACTGGAAGCGCAATTGTTTCCCGTGATGGTTCGGGTAATTTTTCAGCTGGAACGGTTACGGCAGCCTTGACCGGTAATGCTTCAACAGCGACCGCGCTTGAGACGGCTAGAGATATTGGCGGCGTTTCGTTTGATGGAACGGCAAGCATTAATTTGCCTGGAGTAAACGCTGCTGGCAATCAAGACACCAGTGGCAATGCGGCTACATCTACGGCTCTCAGTTCAGCGCGTAATTTTGCTGTAACGGGTGACGTTACTGGAACGGTTAGCAGTGACCTGACAAGTGGGGCAAGCATTGCCACCTCAATTGCAGCGGGTGTCATCGTCAATGCGGATGTAAATGCTTCAGCCGCTATTACGGGCAGCAAGATCACAACAGGGACAACATCAGCTGTTGGCGTGCTTCAGCTAACTGACTCAACATCAAGCACCAGTACCACGACTGCTGCAACTCCAAATGCGGTCAAGACATCTTTTGACTTAGCGGGTGCTGCTTTGCCAAAAGCTGGTGGCACGATGACTGGCGACATTGTTTTCAACAGTGGTCAGACCATTGCTGGTTATACACCGCGTACAAACGCAACTGGTTCAGCACAGTTACCAGCTGGTACGGAATTAGAACGTGATTTCAGCCCTTCCGCTGGTTTTATTAGGTTCAACACTGACGTTACTCAGTTTGAGGGATATACCGGCACAGCTTGGGCAAGTGTTGGAGGGGGCGCCACGGGCGGCGGCAGTAATACTTGGGCGCTAGAGCATGATAATACAATCACTGACAGCTATAGTATATCTAGCGGAAAGAACGTCATCTCTGCGGGTCCTCTCACGGTTAATAGCGGTGCAACCGTCACCGTACCTTCTGGATCTAACTGGGTGA